GTAGATGTTTATGTCATCAATGGATCCGACGAGGGTAGATTCCTTGATACTGTCCGAAACAATGCGAAGAACTTCGCTTCGACCGTATCGCTTTCGTCAACTGCTAAACACAAAGTCATCATCATTGATGAGGCAGATAATACAACCAACGACGTACAACTCCTCCTACGGGCGTCTATTGAGGAATTTGCTAACAATTGTAGATTTATCTTTACCTGCAATTACAAAAACAAAATTATCGAGCCCCTCCACTCCCGATGTGCAGTCGTTGACTTTTCTATCAAAGGTAAAGAGAAAGCACAACTTGCTGCAGGTTTTTATGGACGCCTTCAAGACATTCTCCAAAAAGAAAATGTTAAGTTCGATAACAAAGTTCTTCTCGAACTGATTAATAAACACTTCCCCGATTGGAGGCGAGTTCTTAATGAGTGTCAACGTTATTCTTCGGGTGGTGAAATTAATTCTGGTATTCTTGCTTCTTTTTCTGATGTAAAAACAAATGATCTTATCAAACATCTCAAAGATAAAAACTTTACTGAAGTCCGAAAGTGGGTGGTCGGGAACCTGGACAACGACGCTAGCAATCTACTTCGCAGGGTTTATGACGCCGCTTTTGATAATCTTTCACCCCAGTCTATTCCTGCTGCCGTTCTTGTTATTGCTAAGTATCAATACCAATGTGCGTTCGTTGCTGACCAAGAAATAAATCTTCTTGCTGCCCTTACCGAAATTATGGTGGAGTGTGAGTTCCGATGAAAAACAAAAAGTTAAAAGAACTGATTCAAAAACCTCTGAGATTTCATCATCAAGATATTCATGAAGAACTTGATGAACTCAAAAAGCAACATCAAGTTAAGTCCAGATGGTATTATGTCTTCTGGGGTGCTATGGCAGTTGCTGTTGTTAGCGGACAAATTTATGTTGGATCTGGTTATCGTGAGATGGCAAAAGCAACTAAATCTGCCGATATTTTTGTGAGGTGTGCTAAATGAAGTCTCTCAAAACTCCGATGCGCTACCCGGGCGGTAAGTCCCGTGCTTGCGTCAAGATGGATCCCTATTTTCCAGATCTTCGCAATTATCGTGAGTTCCGAGAACCATTTCTTGGTGGAGGAAGTGTTGCGATTCACATCACCAAGAAATATCCAAGCCTAGATATTTGGGTGAATGATCTTTATGAACCTCTTGTAAACTTCTGGCAACAACTCCAGATCTTTGGTCCTGATCTAAAGGATAAACTGGTAGATCTTAAATCAACTCATAATAATCCAGCATCCGCAAAAGAACTGTTTCTCGCAAGTAAGGAGAAGGTCAATGACCAAAGTTTGCCCAGTCTTGATCGTGCTGTGGCTTTCTATGTTGTCAATAAGTGTTCTTTCTCTGGTCTCACAGAGAGTTCGTCATTTTCAGAACAAGCCTCCAATAACAACTTCAGTCTGCGAGGGATCGAAAAATTGCCTGCGTATTCTAAACTGATAGAACGCTGGCGTATAACTAACTATTCATACGATTATCTTTTAGATGGTGATACCACTACTTTTGTGTATCTCGATCCTCCTTATGATANNAGGATTTGATCACGATAAGTTTGCAGCTGATTGCGATTTTCGTTATCCTATGCATCAATTGATTAGTTATAATTCTGACCAACTTGTAAAGGATAGGTTTAAGAACTGGAGCACGGGAGAGTTTGATTTGACTTATACAATGCGTTCAGTTGGTGAATATATGCGGGAACAAAAAGATAGAAAAGAATTGTTGCTATTTAATTATGGAACTCAAGGATTGGCTTAATTCAATTAACTTTACCAAAGAAGATTTATCGGAAGATATTAAGTCTTATCCTTCATATATTGTAAATCGTTGTTTATCGGGACATATTGATTGTCTGATGTATGCAAACGAAATGAATATGCATCATCAACTT